GAGAAGTGCATTAGATAGCTATGTTAATAATAACATCCCACCTGGAATTTTAGGTGTTTCTGGTGCGAGTCAAAAAGAAATTGATAATATAAGATCTAGAATGGACGATCGTATGAATGAACACGATGAGTTCAATAACTGGAGAAAGAAACCATACATCATGCCAATGATAGGCACACGAGAAAAAGGCAGTCTTGACTTTATGCAGTTCTCTTATAATTCAAGGGACATGGAGACTCTAGAGAAACAAAAGTGGTATCAAAGACTAGTCTGGAGTGTTTTTGGTGTGAATGCCAATGAAATGGGCGATACAGAGTCATCAAATAAGGCTACAGATATAGGACAGTCACGAATCATTAAGAGAAGGGCTATAAAACCATACCTTATCATGCTACAGTATGCGTATAACACACAGCTACTACCTGAATTAGACGACACTGGTAAACTCAAGTTTGAGTTTGATGACTATGACATAGAAGAGGACTTTAGATTAAACGAGTTGTATGAAAAGAAAATGCAGTATATGAGTGTGAACGAAATTAGAGAGCTTGAGGGCTTAGAGGAAGTCGAGGATGGGGATAAGATAAAGGGCACACAGGATCCTTTTAACTCACAGTTTGGTGGAGACCAGTCTAATGGTGATGACTCCAAACCTAATAGCGGGAATGAAGACAAGCAAGAGAAGGATGAGTCTAAGAGAGATGAAAAAGAGGAAAAAATGACAAACAAAACTACAGATAAGCCTAAGTCCATTCTCCCAAAAACTGAGAAAACTGACATGGAAAAAGAAATGATTAATCACTACAAGGGCATAGAAAAAAGAATAATTGAGTTAGTGAAAGGGTGATTGTGTGCCAACTCCTAAGCAAATTGAAGATATAGTAAAAAGCATGATGTTACCAGGCAGCATTATAGACACAATCAACAGACGAATCACTATTAGCTTTGATTTAGGTGTGGAATACATAGAGAAAATAATACATAGTAACATAATGGATGTTAACCCTGAGGTTCTAGAATTTATTAAAAACTATAACTTTGACTTAGTAAAAAATATGAATGATGATCTCGCAGTTAAGCTAAAGGATACTCTTAGCAGGGGTATAATGGAAGGTAAGAGTTCAACACAAATGACCAAGAATGTAAGGGATATTTTTGATAGTACAATGGAAAGAGCACAAATGATAAGCCGAACAGAGACCGCTAGGGCTTTTGGCATGGGGCAATATGCAGCAGCAGTTAAGAGTCCAATTAAAATGGTTAAGTATTGGTTAGCTGTGCACGATAATAGAACATCGAAAATCTGCCAGAGACTGTCCAACAAATACAGTAGAGAGAACGCAATTCCTATTGATAGGAAGTTCACAGACACAACCAGTGGTTTTATAGGTTTAACAAATCCCGCTCACATTAATTGTAGAAGTGAAGTTATTTATATACCAAGGAAAAGATAATTTCCTTGTGTTTTATATACTTTGAAAAATATATATATATGGTGAAATAATGGAAAATAGAAATTACACTTATTATGCTAAGTTTGATAACTTAGAGGTAATTACCAAAGGAACAAAAAAGTGCATGGTTGAGGGGTATATATCAACCACAGATAAGGACTTGGCTTCTGAGATATTAAGCATGTCAGCACAAAACGATATACTAGACCAGGTTACTGATCGATTAATTACATTTGACGCAGAACACGAGGTGTGGTTTGATAAAGAGGGTAATGAAAACTCTAAGCCAACAAGCAATATACCACTAGGCAAGATTGTAGAAGCCAAGATTAAGGGTAATGGTGTGTGGGTTAAGGCTGAGATTAACCAGGACAACCCAAGATTCAATAATATCTGGGACAGCATAAAGAAGGGCTTCCTTAACGCATTTTCTGTTAGTTTCTATCCAGTTGAGGCAATTAAGCGAAAGGTGGGTATCTTAACAGAGTCGATAGTGAATAGACTAAACTTAATCAATGTTTCACTAACAGGCAATCCATGTAATACCTCTGCGACTTTCACACCAATCATGAAGTCAGCAGTGAATGGTTTTTTTAAGGATAGCTTTGATACTTATCAAAATAACAAGGAGGACGATAACATGTCTGATAAAGAAATTAAAAACGAAACAGAAGAGATTAAACCAACAGAAGCTCCTGTGAAAGAAGCTAAAGTTGAAGAACCAGTGAAGGAAGAGGCAAAGCCAGAAGTAACTACAAAAGAAACTACTGAAGTTGTTGATGATAAATACACTGATGGAACAGATAAAGAGAAAGTTGAACTGAAAAATAACATTACATCTTTAAAAAATGATATTGATGCACTTAAAGCAGAAGTAAAGGCACTTAAAGAAGAAAATGAGAAAAAAGAGAAAATCATAACCCAACCAATTAACAAATCAATTATTGAAAAAGAAATAGTTAAGAAAACCGAAGGTGCTTATAACACTTTTGATTATATAAAATAAAGGTGATAAAAGATGGCAAACACAGGAAGTATAGGTAACGAGTTTGATTCAAGCGGTATTTACGCTCAATATTTTGGTAACTTGAAAAGTGGAGTTGTATACCAAGACAAACTAGGTGCTTATAAGAATTTAGGACTTAAAATAACACCAGAGGATTCATTCAATAATTTTAATGAAAACTCACCAATGATTAAAAACGCTAGAGCATTCAAGGCTCAAGGTGTTACAAGCGGTGGAGGAGGAACTGCTGGATATGCAATGGTACCAGTTTTCGTTGATCCAAGAATCGTGGATAGAACAAGAAAGCAAACACCATTGGTTAGCATTATGCCTAGAGTTTCAAACAACGGTATGTACGCAGATTACAATGTAATCACAGCTAAGGGTGGAGCATTCACAGCAGCAGAAGACTCAGCATTAGCAGAGACTAACACAACTTACGACAGAGGGAGTACAGCTATTAAGTTCTTGTATTCAATAGGAAGAGTAACAGGACCTTCAATCGCAGCACAACCTAGCTATGTAATGGATAGTATTCAGGGTTCAGATGTAGCGCCAGGAACTGCTAACTACGGAACACAAAGCGCACCAAACGCACTGCAACAAGAAGTATTAGTTAAGACAAGAGAAATTAAGGAGCTTGAAGAAGGTCTATTAATTAGAGGAAACGCAACTACTTCAGTTTATGCAGGAGAAGACGGAACTGAGTTTAACGGTATTGTAGAAATTATGAGTACCACAAACACAGTAGACAAGAACACAACTTATTTAACACTAGGCGATATTGAATTAGCAGCAAGATATGCTTATGACGACGGTGGATTCCCAAGCATAGCAATCTGTGACTCTGCGACTTATCTACAAGTGCTTGAATTAGTTAACGATAAACTAGGATACTTAAAGTCAGTTGAAACTACAGAATACGGTTTCACAGGTATTAAGTACCACACAATTGCTGGACCATTAACAATTATACCTAGTAGATTCATGAGCACAACAACAGCTGAAAGAGCAATGTATCTATTAGATATGAGTAGTTGGGAAACTAGAGTTTTACAAGACTTGACATATGAGGAATTAGCTAAAGTTAATGATTCTAGAAAGTTCATGTTAAAATCTTACGAAACTCTAATTTGTAGAGCAGCAGCATTCAATGCTAGTATAACAGAAATCAAATAATTCCACAAGCGGTATGCACCTCAGGGTGTGTGCCATACCCCCATTTATGGGGAATATGAATTGAAAGGTGATAAGAAATGACAACAACAGTATACGCAACCGTTACTTGGTTAGCCCCACTTGGTGGGAGAGATAGTGATGGTTATAAACTTGGTTATTTAGATGCAGCAGCAAAAGGCGCACAGAATGACTTAATTGTAATTACAAATGCAAATGATGTTAAAGATGATAATATAAGTAAACTCGTTGCCAGTGGAGCTACAACAGCGCTAGAGAACTTCTCAGCAAGTGCAAACACACTAACAATGGAAAGCACAAACACAGGCTCAATTTCTGGTTTAATAGTAGGCAGACCAAAATAAATAAGAATAAATTAAGGTGATTAAAAATGACAAGTATAGAAGCAACTAGCGAGACATTTACACAATTAACTCCAAATTGTGGGTATAGGTTTGTATATCTATCTGCAACTCCAGTTAATGATGCAGACTTTATTACTGTAGATGAACTAACTACTATTAAGGGTTATTATCTACAAATGGACGATGGCTCTGCCTTGACAACTAGTGCAACTTTTGCAACTAATGTACTAACTCTTGGGGATGGGAGTAGTGTAACCCCAGTAACTGGATTCGTATGGGGAATCTAAATTAAGGAGATTGAGAATATATGACAGCAGTAGAAGCAACACTGGAAACATTTACACAAATGTTACCAAATTCAGGAAAGAAATTTATATTTGTGAGTTTCAAAACTACAAATGCAACAGATTATGTAACAATTACACAACTATCAACAATAGAAGGTTTTAGAGTTACATCCACGACAAATGCCACAGTTCTAGCAGGTTCATTTGCAACCAATGTTCTAACATTAAGCAACGGTGCAACTGGAACTAAGATATGGTCAGGTGTAGTTTGGGGTATCTAAATTAAGGAGATTGATAATATATGACATCA